TTCCATTCTTATATTCAGTCTTCCATTTTAGAACTCCGGATTCATAATAATCCTTCCAAATTCCATGCATAGTTCCCTTTTTATATTGCTCCTCATACTCAAGTATACCAGATTCGTAATATTTCCTAACAAGTCCATCTTGCTTCCCATTCTTATATTGTATAACAGATTCTAATGTCCCCGATTCATAGTAGTGCTTCTCGACACCATTAATAGTTCCCTTTTCATAGGAATACTTGGCTGCTAGAGCTCCCGATTTATAATATTCTTTCACGATTCCGTGCATTTTCCCATTCTTATATGGAATCTCACATTCAATAGAGCCAGCTTCATAATATGCTTTCTCAATGCCTTCCTCTTTGCCATTCTTATATGGAGCTTCCCACCTAATAAAGCCGGATTCATAATAGAATTTCTCGACTCCATCTTTCTTACCATTCTTATAAGGTGTATCACACATTAATGCACCCGATTTATAATACTTTTTAACTTCATCGCCTATAGATTTAATCTTAGACATAATAAATCTCCTTGTCCTAATCAGGTATGAATCTCATGTCCATTGGAATCATACCAAATAGCTGTACCATCTTTATCCGTGTAATGAATCAAGTTTCCATTATAATCATACTCAGCCCACCATTCTACGCCAGTTTTAGTCCTACCATGAATCTTGTGCCCATTATCAGAATACCAAATCTCGGTACCATCTTTATACTCGGTATGAATCCGGTTTCCATCAGCATCATATTCATACCACCACTCATTACCATCTTTACACCGGAAATGAATCAGATTACCTTTACTATCATAACATCCAAATGAACTATCTTTACGCCCGGTAGGAATACGGTTTCCATTTGCATCATACTTTTCATTATATAATACAGATTCGTTACTTTTGTAAATGATAAAGTAAATTAGTCCAATAAGAAAAAATAACCCTAAAATGATTAGAAAAGTTTCCATTTTATCCTCTTTAATTATGTTCTAAATATAAGAATCTTATTTATGTTTCTAAATCTAAAAAAAGACCCTAGTTTGGGTCTAGAGTATCACGGTACTGAACAATCCAGATCGTCATTACCTATAAGACCATCTTAACATCTCTTATAACCTTGCAAAATACCATTCAGATAGGTTGATTTAGATTTAATTTCACCGGATTCATAATACTCCTTTACGATTCCAGTCTTTTTTCCATTCTTATAAGGAATCTCCCATTCAAGAGATCCAGATTCATAATAGCACTTCTCGATTCCATCCCGTTGGTCATTCTTATATGGAATCTCAACTTCAAGAGCTCCGGATTCAGCATAGCCCTTCGCGATTCCATCCCTTTTGCCATTCTTATAGGGAATCTCAACTTCAAGAGCTCCGGATTCATAATATCCCTTATAGATTCCATTCGCTTTGTCATTCTTATATGGAATCTCACTCATAAGAGCTCCGGATTCATAATAGCCCTTCTGGATTCCATCCCTTTTGCCATTCTTATAGGGTGTCTCACTCATAATAGCTCCTGATGCATAATATCTCTTATCAATTCCATCCTTTTTGCCATCCTTATAAGGAATCTCCCCTTCCAAAGCTTCGGATTTGTAATAGGACTTCTTAATCATGGATATTCATAAATATAAGAATTTTATTTATGTTTCTCAATATCCGGAAATAAAACTACTTTCTTCCTCATATACGGTAAATAATCAGGACAAAACTCATTATTTGTCCCACCACACATAATTCCACGTTGGATTTCACTCCATACAATCTAGTTTGTATCAATATTTCAGATCTCAGTCCAAACTGGATAATTCAAGCCTATACTGATCTTCCGGTAGAGGAGCCATCAGGGTTGTTGCACAAAAATATCCAGGCATCGTAATAATAATAATGAAGTCTTTATGTGACTTCTAGTTCAGTCAATTATAAACATAGAATTCTTTTCTGACCGCATTCAACTTAGTGTCAATTATTCTGTCAGCGGACCAATATTTCGCGATGATGTGTCGCGGGAGTATACATTAATTCATTTCATCAAAACCGATTATTTCCTATATAACATATTATAATCCAGAACTACAATCTGAAATAGCTAGACAATCTAGCTTCTCCTACGATCATTTTAATTGCACAGAAACGCCATTTTAAGACGTTTAATTTAAGATATCTATATGTTTCGATGTATAATAATTAGGTGAGCTTAAACAGGCGTTAGAATACAATTAAGAAATGGTCACTTTTTTAGAATGGCTGATATAATTTAGAAAGCCCATAGATCTTTAGATTAATCAAATAAAGTCTAACGCTTCAACTTTCCAGATTAACCTTTTTTCATATATCTATTTACATCATTTTGATTTAATATTGAGAAATTGTGTCGAACCCAGGCATCATATTTCGAAATAGCTGGCTGCGATGAAGAATCCTTTTTATCGAATTCATCTGGGCTTACTTGTTCAAGTTCTTCCTTACTGAACTTAGTAAGCATCAAGTCTTTAAATAAATCCGATTTAGAATAGATCTTCCTTGCTTCTATAATAGTTAATTCTGCCATTTTTAACCTCTTGTTATTCTAAATATAAGAATCTTATTTGACTTTCTCAATATAGAATATCAATAAAAAAGACCCTTGTGGGGGTCTAGATTATTCAAATAATTTACACTTGCAAAATACCATTTCGATAGGTTGCTGTATATGCAATTTCCCCTGATTCGGAATAATACTTCTCTATGCCGTCCCTTTTGCCATTCTTATATGGTATATTCAACTTAAGAGCCCCGGATTCATAATAATGCTTCACACTTCCTTCCTCTTTGCCATTCTTATAGGGAATCTCACATTCAAGAGCTCCAGATTCATAATAGGACTTCTTAACTTCATATGTGGTTTTAATCATATTAATCGCCGGGTTATTCTAAATATAAGAATCTTATTCTAGATTCTCGATATAGAATATCTTAAAAAAAGACACGTGTTTGTGTCTTTTTTATATCTTATTCAAATATTTACCTTTGCAAAATACCATTCTTATATTTTGCTGTATAGGCAATTTCTCCGGATTCATAATAGGACTTCTGTATTCCATTCAGTTGGTCATTCTTATAGGGTGCCTCCCACATAATAGATCCGGATTCATAATAGTGCTTCTCGATTCCGTTCTGTTTGCCATTCTTATATGGAATCTCCCCTTTCAGAGCTCCAGATTTGTAATAGTACTTCACGATTCCATTCTCTTTTCCATCCTTATACGGTGTCTCCCGTTCAAGAGCTCCGGATTCATAATACCACTTCTCAATTCCATTCTCTTTGCCATTCTTATATGGAATCTCTGACTTAATAGCACCGGCAGCGAATATGATAATGCCAACACCTACCTTAACTTCGTCGTAAGCTTTGGGATTTAGAATGCATCCAATGATCGCATAAGCGATGAGAACAGCAATTACCATAAATACCATATAATTCTCCTTGTTTAGGCTTTAGTTTAGTGCAATTATAAAAAAATCCGTATAAATATAGATTCTGATTAAAATCTAAAATAAAGACCCTGACTAGAGTCTTTTTTAGCTTACTATAGCTTATTTCACTGTACTGAGCAATCAAAATCGTCGTTACCTTATATGACCATCGGAGCAATGCTTATAACCTTGCAAAATACCATCCTTATAAGTCGCTGTAGATGCAATTTCACCGGATTCATAATAGAACTTAGAGATTCCGTCCTTTTTTCCATTCTTATAAGGAGTCTCCTCCAGAATAGCACCAGATTTGTAATAGCCCTTCTCGATTCCGTTCTCTTTACCATTACTATAGGGAGTCTCACACTTAAGAGATCCAGATTTGTAATAATACTTCTTAACTTCAGCGGTGGTTTTAATCATCTTATCTCCTTTGTTTATATTCATAATCCAAGATTCTTATTTATGTTTCTAAAATCTAAAAATAAAGACCCTGACTAGAGTCTTTTTTAGCTTACTATAGCTTATTTCACTGTACTGAGCAATCAAAATCGTCGTTACCTTATACGACCATCGGATCAATGCTTATACCCTTTGCAAAATACCATTCTTATAAGTCACTGTAGATGCAATTTCACCGGATTCATAATAGAACTTAGAGATTCCGTCTTTTTTCCCATTCTTATATTGAATCTCTGACTTAATATCGCCAGATTTGTAATAGTATTTCTCGATTCCGTTCACTTGGTCATTCTTATATGGAGTCTCTGACTTAATATCTCCTGATTCATAATAGGACTTCTCGATTCCGTGCATTTCGCCATTCTTATATGGAGTCTCACACATAATATCTCCTGATTCATAATAGTCCTTCTTGATTCCGTTCACTTGGTCATTATCGTGTGGAGTCTCACCCATTAATGCACCAGATTTGTAATAGTACTTCTCGATTCCGTTCACTTGGTCATTCTCGTATGGAATCTCCCACTTAATATCGAGATTCTTATTCTAGATTCCCAATTGCATTCCCTTTTTTCCATCCTTATAAGTTACTCTAGATTCAATTTCACCAGATTCAGAATAGTGCTTCACGATTCCCTCCTTTTTACCATTCTTATATGGAATCTCCCACATAATAGATCCAGATTCGTAATACCACTTCTCAATCCCATTCTCTCTGCCATTCTTATATGGAATCACCCATTCAAGAGCTCCAGATTCATAATACCACTTCTCGATTCCATTCTCTTTCCCATTCTCGTAGGGAGTCTCTGAGTTAATAGCTCCAGATTCATAATAATACTTCTTAACTTCATCTTTTGTTTTAATCATCTTATCTCCTTGGTTTATATTCTAAATATAAGATTCTTATTTATGTTTCTCAATATTCTATTCAGTGAAAATCTTTTCGAATTAACTTTTGTATACTATATTATATAGAACATACACTATATTGTATCTTAGCTCCGATAGTGACTCTTCGGAATCCTCAACGTAAACTTAACCTATTATGTCATCATTTAAGGTATTATATATGCCACATATTTGACACCTATTTTACACCTATATTGTCATACCCCAGTAAAAAAATCGTAAAAAAGCTAAAATCATTGTGTTAAGCTAAAGCCGAATTAAAACTGACCTATTAGATTCGACACGCCCTATGCGTTTGATAAAGGTCTTCGTGTTCTGACGTTATATTTTCGTAATGTGTTTTGTTTAGGGCAAAGATTTGTTTAAAAACGATCTTTTTCCATTTTATAGAATACCATGTATAATGCACATAAACCCAGATTTAAGAGCTTATTTCCTAATATCTTAATAACTATATTGTGGTGATGAAGAGGAGCTTATACCGGATCTTTATGATAATTCCCGATTTTGTATTTTCATTCGAAAAAACTTAGTTTATAATTGCTTATTTGTCTTGGAATACGTTATATTTTTATAAAATTTCGTAATATGTTTTGTTTATAAAAAAGACCCTTACCCGGTCTAGATTAAGAAAGAGCTTTAAAAAAAATATATTTTTATAAAATTTCGTAATATGTTTTGTTTATAAAAAAGACCCTTACCCGGTCTAGATTAAGAAAGAGCTTTCGAAAAATATATTATGTGTTGCAGCATTTTGATTAAAACTGATCTTTTATATTATAGAATACCCTGTATAATGCACATAAACCCAGATTTAAGAGCTTATTTCATAATATCTTAATAACTATATTGGTGGAGAAAAATAGGAGCTTATACCGGATCTTTATGATAATTCCAGATTCTATATTTTCATTCGAAAAAAACTCAGTTTATTTGTCTGAGAATACATTATATTTTTATAAAATTCGATGAATTGTTTCGTTTATAAAAAATACCATTACCAGTCTTTATCTATTGAAAAATATATTATATTTGTTTTTTCATAATTATTTAGATACTTTTCAGTGTATTTCATTTAACATTATTGTGGAATGATATTATTATTACCGAATATTTTTTTCATATTTTTTTTCATTAGCATTCTGATTTCTTTATAATTTAATGAGTATTTATCTTCTAAAATATCCCATACCAAACTAGATACCCAGAAATGTTTATCCCCTATATACTGGATATCGAATAGCCATTCGTTTTTGTAATTTCTTAATTCGATACGATTAGTAGGAAATTCTGTATATTTGTCTGATTCATCAACGAATATTTTTTTATTGCATAATTTGAAAATGTTTTCTAAAATGGAATCGAACTTGTCTTGTGTCATAATTTCTCCTTAAAATATGCCAATTTCGCAGTGAATTTGGAATTTAGTATTTACGAAACGATCAATCATATTGTATAATTCTTTTCCAGGTATGTTATATTTTTTCATAATAGGGGCAAATATACGTTTGTAATTTACATAAAAATGTAGAATATCTAAATACTGGATATAAAATAGACATTCATTTTTATCATTTCTTAATTCAATACGATTACTAACTTTGATATTTTCAGCTATCCTCATATAATCATTACGTTTTAAATTGTATTTCTCTAGAATATTTTGAAATATTTCATCAAATTCTTCTTGTGTTATACAGGTTAACATGTTTTTCATGAATATTTCTGTAGATGGTATTTTATCAATATCATTTCCTAGTATAAATAAACGTGATTTTTTGTACTTAGATAGTCTAATTTTATCACTAATTCTCATCTTTTACCATACTTGAAATGTAGGTTTGACATCTAATTCTAAGTGTTTTTTGATGTAATTCATTATGAAGTTTAGTATTTCGTCATCGGTTAATTCGAATGTTTCTCTAATATCAACCTTTGCAAAATGACTCACCAGAAAATGTTTATTTTCACCTGTGAATTGGATATTGAAATACCAAAAACCGTGATTGTTTAATTGCAAATGACTAGTAGGTATTGCTGATAAATGGTTTTTATCATCCATGAACCACCATTCATCGCAATTTTTGAGCATATTTATAAACTTTTTATCGAAAGTAATCTGATCTATAGTTTTTTCTTGTAACTCTTTTAGATTGAACTTAGTTTTGAGAAACTCTGTTAAGTTTGTATTGTTTATTTCATAAAGCATACGAGCTTCATTTTTTGTTAATTCTGCCATTTCAAACTCCATTATTAATTACACATTAAAATATGTAAATTGTAAAATATGTGTTTAATATAGTATAAAATTGTATATTTATAAGTTATTATTCATAATATTTCACTATTTTAGTCTTTTCTTATAACCTTATTTTTTATAGATTTTACAATTTTTCGGAATATAATTTATAATATCCGAAAATTGATAAGAGATATCATATTTAACCTGATTACTATAACTACGACACTCTTTCAAAGTATGTGGATTATAAGATTTATTAAGATCAGCATTGACTTTAGCATAATTTTTAAGAATTTCTTCTAGATTATCATATCGATTTACTGCCGAATCCATAATAATTATTGCTAAAGCTATTCCTAGAACTATCGATAAAAAAGAAACGATATTAAATTTACCAGTTGCTATAGCTATACCAATAGGCATAACAATCAAACAAGACATAATAATTGTGTAAAATAATAGCACATTAGTCATGTTTTACCTACCTTTCTAATATAATTCATTCTTATCAAACACGATCTTCTTGAAAATAACTCAAAATTGTTAGTTTTGAGTTTTATTTATGCGATTTCGTTAAAGAGATCTTTTTCTGTGAAATTAAGTTTATGAGTTATATCGATGAGAGACTTAGTGTCAATAACTCGATTATGCATGCCGAAATAAGCCGCCATCTTATCGATACAATGTACGAAACTAATACGACGACCTGTTTCTTTAATGAAGTTATCTTGTGGCATGCAACGGGCAAAATCCGAGAAAGACATCTCGTCTTTACCATCCCGTTTAACGATAATTTCACATTCCGTATAACGTTTAGCATTCTTCTTCGGTTTAGAATGACGGAAATGGACTAAAATATCAAAGGTTCCAACTTCAGTCTTTTCGTCGTTGATGTGATAGATCTTGAACTGTGATTGCATTTTTCACTCCAGTGTTATAATTAGTCCGCCTTCTCCATCGAATTGGACAGGTTTACCTAATTTTGTGATTAAAAAATCTTCCAATTTATTCATTTTCTGTCCTAAACTTTCAAAACTTCCCATATTAGGCACATCTATTTTAATATAAATATACTTGCCCGGTAATTTTTCAATTAAATGAGAATTTTCGAGATCTAAATTTAACCGCATATCATTTTCGAGATTGAACTCTCTAATATAATATGAAAGATTTAATTTATCTTTTTTAGTCATTATTAAAACTCAGTTTAAAATATAGGATAATTTAGACAAAATCGATTTGATATTTCAAAAATTTTGAATAACATCCATATTTTTCATTGATGCTAATTTGGGCATCATCATTAAATTCTTTAATAGCATAGTTTATTTTCATATTATAATAATTTTTATCCGAATTCAAACTATCTTTATATAATTCTAAAACTTTAGTGTTCAGATCTGAAAATGATGGAAAATCCATGTTTATAATGAATTCTCCGAAGTCATGTTCCAGACTCTTTCGTTGTTCATTACCCATAGAAGGATCCGTTATAAAAACTGAAACTTTTAAGTTTTTCATTTGATTTTTACTCCTGTTTCCACTTGTTAATTATGAACTTCAATTGATCTCGGTTTAGACGCTTTTTATAATATCTAGCATCTCTTAAACCGATTTGAAATTCTTTACAAATATAAGTCAACGTATCATCTTTTTCTGTCTTATATAATTTAAGATTAAAATAATGATGTTGTTTTCTCAAAATACAATATAAATAATTATAATGTACAAAATCTGGAAGTTTATATTGAGTTATTTGCTCAATGTCGGTCAAATAGAATGGCATTGATCCGATCATCCTATTCAAAATAAACTGAGAATACCCTTTTTTAACATCTTCTGGTAAATTATCGAAATCTGAATATATTGGATCAGAACATTCTAAATACTTAAATATATCGAAGTTCATTTAAGATTAACCAATGAATAAAACAGAGCTGTAATATGACTTTCTGGCATACTACTACCTAAATCACAACGATATAGATATTCACTAACTAAGATATAAGCTTGTGCTCTAAGTTTTTCTGGCAAATCTGGAATATAATGACGATATAATTCATACATAACTGGGTTATAATCCAACATATTGCTGCATACGAATTGTCTAGCTTCATCAATTTTACCTAATTTCAAAGCATGTGTTATAAATGATGTATCCCTATTAGTTAAATCGGTTTTGATTATTTCACCATCAGTTTCAAACATCATCTGCAATGTACCAATGATCATCCTGATTTCGGGATAATACTTGTTTATAACCGATATAAGTGCGGGTTCATCATATTTAACATGTTCGTTTTCAAGAATCAACTTGCATCTGCTAAGTATCTTTCGATTCATTTCTTCACGATATTCTATTTTACTCATATCGAAAGAAATTGGTAAAGTTCGACCTTTTCGTAATGGTTCTATAATTCCGGTGATCGTATTTGCAGTTAAAATGAACCTACAATTACCAACATTTTCTTCTATGAATGCTCTCAAGGCTTTTTGAAACTGCATAGATAATCCATCAGCTTCATCTAGAATAACGATCTTGGGTTTGTTATCTAAAGATTTATATCTAGCATAATTAGAAATATCTGTCTTTAATGTTTCAATGTTTGTATTCGAGGCATTTACATAAAAGGGTTCAGCTCCAAGTTCATAAGCTAAAACCTTAGCCATAGTAGTCTTGCCAGTTCCACTTTTTTGACTATATAGCAATAAATTTCGAGATTCTCCACTTTTAATCATGTTTTCGAAATATGTAGTCAATTTTTCAGGCAAAATTACTGCTTTTAATATCTTTGGCCTATATTTTTCTACCCAGATATCAGTTTCCATGTTTATTTCCTTTTTCCCAAGAATCCTTACCACAATACTGTAATTTTCTGCATTTTTCATGATATGGACACATTGGATATTTAATACAACCCATAGTTTCAATTATATTATCAAGATAATGTGATAACTCATTCAGTTTGATTAATTCACCAGATTTTTTACAATCGTTAATATATTGTTTCACATCTACTAGATTCATATCAAATAATATATAAAAATATGCAATCATTATCGGATGAACTAGATATAAGAAAAAATAATTTGGCTTTAGCTAATGCTATTTTCAATTATTTCAAAATTGATTATGACATAAATAATGTGGAAACCGATGATAATTATATTATGAATTTTAGAATAGGTGATCTAAATAAAAGCATTATAGTTTCAAAAACATCAAATAATGTAGAAATTTCCCCAAATAACGTGAATTTAGATACTAATAGACCAGTAAAAGAAATTAATTCGGATATCGAACGAGTTTTAGAAAATGAAATCTATGAGAAATATATGTTCGGCTTTATTAATGAACTAATTTAACTCAATAAAACTAAAGTGTTCTGATTCAACATAAGATAATCGAAGTGGAATCTGCTATAATATTTTTAGAAAGTTTCGATATTCGAGGATGAAATCGGGGTTTTGTCCTCTTATTATCATCTATTCGAGGATGAAATCGGTGTTTTGTCCTCATATTTAGATCCTGTTTAAGCTACAGTTCTACCTAGATCTATCTAGTTATTAAGATATAAGCTCTTAAATCGGGGTTAAAATGAATTCTATAGGGTCGCTGAAGTGCCAATACTGTAATAGTAGAATCAGTATTTGAGTAATTATAAATAGACCCCATTTATTTTCAAGTTATAATCTTCTCATCTAATCCGAACAGTTTTTTCATCTGGTTTTTCGTAAGTAGCTGAATATCATCATCTTGTAGATGAAACTCATTGGCTAAAATGTTCCATACTCTATATGAATTTACCCAGAAATGCTTTTCATTTCCAGTGAAACAGATATCGAACAGCCATTCATTATCTTTATTTCTTAGTTCTATCCGGTTAGTAGGAAGGTCGCTTATTAATCCATTAGCATTAAGAAATACTGTTTTTGTACATTGACCGAGTAGTTCGATGAATTTTTTATCGAATTCAGCTTGAGTAACTTCGTGCTTTTCCAGTTCGGCCTTGGTAAACTTAGTAAGCATTAAATCTTTCAATGAATCCGATTCGGAATAGATCTTTCTAGCTTCTTCAAGTGTTAGTTCTGCCATATTAATCTCCTTTAATACTTATACAATATAGTTTTTTCTTTACTTATTGCCACATACTTCTTCACACGAATATAAGAATGAAGATATACTAATATTCGAGTAAAATAATAATTGCTCAAAGAAATTTCTATTTTCTTCTATGCTTTTATATGTGATACTCCATCCACTGTTTGATTCGAGCAGAAATTTTTTACATTTACCATAAACTCTGATGTTTACAGTTTCTTTACAAAATGAAATCTTTAAGCTAGATTCTGCTTTATTTGATTCAATTATAATAGAATTCTTCAGATTAATAATATTAAATGGTATATTTGTTTTTCTGGATTTTATGAAATTTTCTATTTCTTTTAGTAAAGTATTAATCATAAAGAGAATCCTTTTATGTTATGGCTTTAATTTTTGTTAAATACCAATAAGCATTTTAAAATATAACAGCTAAATCGTGATGAATTCCGTTCAATACTGATAGAGACTTTAGCAATCTTTCTTTGTTGGTGCCGAAATCTGTAAATATAGATTCTGATTCCGCTTTAGATCCATCGTTAACTACAGCTGATATGCTTAGTCTATTAGATAAGTTATAATAATTAAGTTTCCACCCAAATGTCTTACACACTGGAACATAACAAGAATAACCATCATCTTCTTTATGTATATCTCCATAGCAGCCGGCAATAGAGATGAATTCTTCAATAGTAAGATTCATAGTATTATTTCCTAATTACGTTTTTTTTAATTCCCTCACTCCCTTTAGTCTTACGTACCAGATTACCAGATTCATCATAGTCCTTACGAATTCCAGTCGGTTTTCCATCTACATAAGGAGTCTCATACATAATTTCACCAGATGAATAATATTCGGTCTTAATACCGTTTTCTTTTCCATCTACATAAGGAATCTCATACATCAGATTGCCGGATGTGAAATAGCATTTCTGAACACCATTCATCATTCCATTTACAAATGGAGTCTCTTTCATCAGTTCGCCTGATGAATAATAGTCTTTTTTGATTCCAGTCTTTGTCATATTTAGGTCCTTAGTAGAAGTTTAAATAGATTTAACAGTGAAAATATAATAATATATTCATGTTTTCTAAATAAATAATGATTAAAAATATGTAAATAATAAGTTACATTTAATATATAAAGCCAAATGCGTTACATTATGCGTAATGCATTTATAAACTCATTCTAGAACTAGTAATATGAGATATTATTCATTATCGATTTCTCAAATAAAGAATATAATCAATGGCACCATGAATTAGCGAATGAATAACAAGGACACATGTTAGTAGATGGGCATACCATCATGATTATTTGAACTCCTACATTATACTGGATAATCAGCCCGCCATCCCAGAACGTATAGGATCCTAGGTCACCGTCATTATCAACGAAGGAGTATTCCTGTAAGTCGACACCATTGTCATTGGTACTAGTATCCTTGTTACCATAAGGCGTCAGTTTTACAGAACCAGTAGATTGGGGGAACAAAATTACACCGGCGTTTCCTCCATAATTAAAGATAACCGGTATGTCAGTACCTTTAATTTGGCACGTTGTGTCTTCGTGTGTGCCGCATACGACAGCGGTCTTGTATGTCCGCGTGAATTGTTCCGCCATGCATACGCATGCAAGCAGGGATAATGCGATTAATAGTTTTTTCATATAATACTCTCCTTATAGATTTATTGGCTTAATGCCAGACGAAATATACATATTATTATAACATTATTCTACTAAATTTCCAAAGTATTTTTTATTTTTTAGCTATTATATGAAAATTTCAACATACCAGAGTCATATATCCTGAAAATTTCTAGTTTTTTCATAATATCATGTTCGGAAAGATTTGGATCGAATCCGGCTAAAATAAGCTTGTGTTTTTGATATTTGAACCTACTTTCTAATCTGTGTTTAACAATATAATGATAATTCGGCTCTGTTTTTCCTAGAAACTTCATTCCCAATTTACGATATAAATCACCATTAGACCATCTTCTATCAGCATAAGTTACGAAAGATAATCCGGCATGTTTAATCAATTTACTAGCTCCACCTACCACATTAGTATATTTCTTATTACAGAAACGTAACATCTCGAATTCATCGGAAAATCTAGACTTACCAAAAGTCATCAAGGCAACTAATTCATCTTTTAGATATAAACCATATCTTATTTTAGAAATACAATATCCTTGTATATGATTCTCAATTAGAAATTCTTTAGCCTTTTGATGAGAAACAACTCCGAACTCAGTTTTCCTTGCATAGATTACCCTGTTTTTGTGAAAAAATCCAGAAAGTCTAGACTTAACGATATCTTTTCGATCTCGCCACTCATCTTCGAATATATGGATCAACTTGATATTTTTAGTTAAACAAGCTTCAGTTTTATCTAAATGATAAAACTTAGTTACATGATTTTCATCATGAAAATGAAAACTGTCATATTCTATGGCGATATTAACATCGGGTATGAAGATATCTAATTCATGTCCAGCTAAACACTTCCGGTCATGCATAATGATCGAACCGGAATAGATAGATTTGATATAATTGTAAATCTCTCCTTCTGGATTACTATACTTAGGTGAACAATTAGGACAAAATCCGCCCTTTCCCTCTCGATAATTTCGGTCAATTCCACTTCTTACCCTTGTATACTCAGAATTACATATCAAACAACGATACTTAACCGAATAAATCTTACCATTTTTCAGAACTATATCTATCAATTCACAATGATTTTCACTCAAAATACGGGACAAATTAGCTTTAGATCTTTCAATTCTACGATATCTCTCAGACTCGCTAATACCACTTCCATATTTTGCAAACTTTATAAAACTTGCTTTTTTCGATGCTTCACCGAAATCAGTATGTGAATTTCTCTTCTTTACTATATCTTTATCATGCCAAACACATTTCATCGAACAATATTTAGAATACCCTCTAAAACCCTTGAATCTAGTAGGTTTTCCACATATCTTACATTTACCTTCGTTTTCTTTTCGAAGATATTTGTCATAATAATCTTTAACATTTATTTCTTTATGACTGTTCTCTATATGGGCAGCTAAACCATTAGGACTGAATTCTCTTAAACATATCTCACATCTCATATTGTAAATATATGAAAGTTTGTACTCTTATTCTGGATGACTTAATCCACTAATGATAATTCATGATATAAATCTCTCGTTTTTATCTCAAAAACAGCATTATTTTCCTTATTTCTAACTTTTACGACAGAATCACCATCTACGCAAGCATATTCTTGCATAAAGTGTCTTATTCCGTTGTCTTTGATTATACGTTCTTTGAATTTTTCATCTCTGCCAGGAACTTCATACCATTGGACCATGATCGGAATGAACGAGTTGATGCCAGCTCTAGCTTTTTGCCATGTATCATAGAACTGATTAGTTCCATTAGGTGTTGAGATCAATATGAGTTTAGCATCCGGATCAGCTGCTTGAGTAGGGAATACCGAATCCATGAACTTTTTAGCTACAGAACCATCTAGGTGAGCAAATTCGTCAACTAGCATATATGATACCGATTTACCGCGGATAGAATCACTGCTAGAAGCAGCAGTGAACATTGTGTTCCCGTTAGACAATACGATTTTTGATTGAGTCCAGTTTAATACTGGGCATTGTAACCATAGTGGTAATTTCAGATAAGCATTTTGAATTCTATTCATGATTTCAAGAGCTTGATCTTCTTTGTTTGCTAATATGGCGAACGTTTTGTCTTTTTCAAAAAGGAATAACCAGAGTAGATATAATGATGCTATGGTAGTTTTTCCAGTTTGTCTACCTTGCATTATGATTCGATTATTTTTTCCTTCGACTTTAGTAACTAGAGCTTTTATCACTCTGGTTTGATATTCTCTGAGTTTTATAGGGGCAAAACCTATGCCGGCCATGATGATGTAGAAATATCTAGAAAATTCAAAAATATCGCTCATACATTTAGCAAAATTCAAATTATCTTCACTTGACATTTCTATATTGTCATGTATACCTCGGAGATTTTCATTCTTCATGAACACATTCATATATATTAAAGTAAAAACGAGGTTTAATTATGATTGTATTATCTGAAATTTCGGATTTCTCTCCGAATTATATAGCTTTTCTTAAAAGAAGTATAGCAAGTTATTTAACAAGTAATGGTTGTGATATAACAAAATTCGAGACTGGAGTTAAAAATGGTACAAGTTATGTTCATTTTGAAATAAGCGGTTCGTTTTTACCCGATAGTGAATCATATAGTTCTTCCGAATACGAAGCTCTAGTAAAGGATTGTTCTAGAGATTGGGAATCTTTTATAGATCAACTTAATTTCGATAGTGAGAAAGAATTTGCTATGAATCTTCAAACCGATGATATTCCCGATGGAGATTGTACTATCTATATTAAACCTATCATGAATGAAATTTCAGAAGAAACTATGATGTATGGTGTTTTGGAAACCAGCATAGATAATGCCCCTAATGTTATGCCGCATTATCATTATTATTATCTGGATTCTAATGGAAATGGTTGGTCTGGTGCACCTAACTGTGGTCATTCACACAAACATCAGATAATAAATCAAAAAATAGGTGAAATATTAGAAGATTCGGATCATTCTCATAAGATTGGAGTACCAAAAATTAGTGGGGATGATACTAATGGGGATCCGAGAGGAAGAATGCCGGTTATCACACAAACCGAAGCCAAAAGAATATTTGGTAATCCAATTCACGAAATATTTAAGAAAAAATAAAAATACCGAGCTTAAAAGCTCGGTTTTTTCAGATATTTAATAGTCCTTTTCTATAAGCACTATCACTTCCCATTGTATTATGTAAAACTTCTTTACAATCGTCGTTCCATTTTACATTAACTAATATTCTGGTATCAGGATTTAAGCATAATTCGTGTAATTGAGTAGGTGAAGTTTCTCCCCAGCCTTTAAGTCTAGAAACCGTATAATTTTTGATATTATGATTCTTCATATCATTATCGATTTCTTTTCTCGTCATGCCTTTATTCTTATAATTTGCAGCATTTCCGATGAATAGAGGAGCTTTAATAAGATATAAATGACCATTTTTAATCAAATCTGGTACATAATTTACGAAAAACGATATTAATAGCAATGCGATATGTTCACCATCTACATCGGCATCGGATAGGATGATTACTTTTTTGAATCTTAATTTAGTTTCGTCATATTGGTCTAGTATGCCACAACCAAGAGCTGTTATTAAGTCTTTTATCTCTTTATTTCCGGAATCTTTATCTTTCGAATTACCAAATAAGTTTTCATAAGTAGCTCGTTCTGAGTTAATGATCTTTCCTCTTATTTTCAACTCGGCTTGATTTGCTGAACGAGCTTGTTTGAAGTGACCGCCGGCACTATCGCCTTCTACAATGAACATTTCTAGATCTTCGGTATTATATTTTCTACGATCGGCATCTAGAAATTTATCCGATATATGATATAATGAATTATTCAGATCTTTTAGATTTTTAAGCAGATCTTTATTAGCTTTCATCTTTTCTCGTTCTGCGAACATCTTTTCGGCATAAACGATGATTCTTTTTCTCAAACTTTCATTTTTTTCGAAAAATTTAGTCAATGGTTTAGTTAAAGTATCAATAACATTAGTTTTAGCTATGCTAGAACATAATTCATTTTTAGTCTGTGATTGATACTGTGGTTCTGCCATTTTATAGTGTATAGCACCAATTATACCTTCTAATAGATCGAGATTAGCCAATTTTAATTCTGAATAAGTCTTCAAAACCTCACAAATGACAGTTTTCAAACCTAATAAATGAGTTCCTCCCATATCAGTATTACATAAGTTTACGTATGATTTGAAATCTGAACCTTCATTTTTAGTGAAATTGAGTGCGACTTCCATATCATCATTAGTAAATGTAAAAACATCACCTGGGCCAACTAGTGCAGCTAGACCAGATTCGGAATAATAATCAGTAACATCTTCATTTTCATGCAAAGTCAAATGAAGTTTTGGACATAGATATTTAAGATCGGTTAATTCTCTTTTTACCCTATGTAAATCTAGATTTATACCATCTAAGAATATAGTAGTATCAGGAATATATTTTACTATCGTACCTGTGTTTTTAACATATTTAATCAGATTCTTATCAGGATCTGAAAATTGGCTAGAAACTAGTTTCCCTTTACTAAATTCTACACTATACCATTTATGTTCCGAATTATTATTACTATAAGCATAAAAATGATCTGAAAGAGCATTAGTGCATGAACTACCTACACCATTCTTACCAGAACTCATAGAATATGATTCATGATCGAACTTACCCGAACTATGTAATTCACCAAATACAATCTCCATTGTGCTCTTCCCTGATTCTTTATTTTTACCAGTTGGAACACCACGACCATTGTCGATAATTGTTACATAATTAGTGTTTTTATCGTAAAATATATCGATATTATAATTTGATTTAATTAAGTATTCATCTAGCGAATTGTCCAAAATTTCACGAAACATTCTATATAAAGCTGTAGATTGCTTCCCTGTAGTACTGCCAAGATACATATCGGAACGTTTTCTGACTGCATCTAGACCCACTAATACTTTAATTGCATTTTCATCATATTTTTTCATACTCTATTTATTTCCCGTAAAATATTCAAATTCATATCAGTCAAACTAAACATATTATCTTTAATATAATTTTTTATAAAACTAGAATGGGGTTGATCGATATTAACATTGATCTTAATCGGACAAGTTCTCAACGCAAAACAAATATCCATTATATCATTATACTTCCCTAAATCAGCATCATCTATATAAGCAAAAGAAAAAGTTTTACCTCTAAGTTGATCGTTATTCTTAATCAAACATAAATCTAATCTAGAATTATAACCTATCACACTATATTTCTGAAACTTGAAATTGGCAAAAGGTTTCATAGAATAGTATAATTTCATAAGTTGATTTATAAAATACTCCCCGTTCTTAAAATCATTCACAAATAATACACTATTACCCCCTTTCAACATATTAAACATGATTAAAATCTGCATTATTGTACTTAGACCAGATTGTCTTTTATCTATGGATATTGTTTTAGAGATCATATCAGAACATAATAGGTGTTTACTCTCAGATTCAGTCAAATTGAATGGCAATAATTTAATAAAATCTTCTAAATTCATAAAAATACTCCAATTTTACTTCAAATATAATCAAAGTTGGAAAATATCAGTCTCTGATAAAGTTAGATATATATAACATGGCTTTAAGTTTTATAGCGAATGTATGTGGCTATATAGGTATTATAGCTGGTTCTGTTACTACCTTTGTAGGGATGTTAGCTTTAATAATTAAACCGTTTCGAAAAGCATTAATTGGCTTATTCACCGACATGGAGAATAAAAAGAAACTATATTCTGATGTAAATGAGGTTATCTCTACATTGAAATCGAACACAGCTATGTCTAAAGAACACGATGTTTTGTTAAAAGACATGAAATTGGCATTAACTGAATTAGAAAATAAACAAAATCATAATAATACTGATATCTTTATATTGAAAGAACAAGCATTATGCAATACTAGAGATGCTTTAACCAGAATATGGGAGAAATCTAGAGACAGAGGAAATATTTCAGAATTCCAATTACAAAACTTCCTTGACCTTTATGATGTATATATAAAATTAGGTGGTAATTCTTACATTCATCAAATACATCACGATATACTGGAATTAAAAAGAATATAACCCTAACCCGATATAAACAATCGGGCTTTTTTATCTAGATAGCTTTATTTTTCATTTTAACGCCTGTTTAAGCTCTTTTCATATTTTTTACGATATAGTTACTAATTAATTATAAATACGTCATTATAAATACGTCATTATACATATGTTTATGTTAAATTAAAAGGATAGCTTTATTTTTCATTTTAACACCTGTTTTAGACAGTATTTTAAATAAACATATAGTTATTTTGGTATTATTAAAAAACAAGCTAAAAGTGGCATCAAACTTCAATTAAACCAATATAAAGATAAGCCCCATTATATAAATCCGGATAACTGGTTTTATTTCTAACACAAGTGATCAATTTCACATAAATCTCAACATTTTAATTGTAAACTTATTTTAACATTTCATTAAAAACAGATCCGTCCTTACTCTAAGTAAGAAACCAAGTGATTTTTACATCGGAAAAAGTCCACATATTTCTCGATAGATACATTATAGTTGGGGAGGGAGAGGGGGATCTTTTTTTATATAGTATAAAACCTATAGGAGGGGGTACTAAGATAGAAAAGGTTTGTCTATTCTTCAATCTTGATGTGTATGAAAATGAATTCTAATATTGATTAGATTTGATATGTGGAATTCGTAAATATATTTAACGTATTTTCAGATAAGAAGCTTAGTAAGATAAATTCTAAGATTTGGATCTCTAGTGATACTTATCTAGTTAGTTTAAGTAGTGTAGATGATTTAGTAAAGATTTATAATGCAGGATTGCCATTTGTCAGACAATTTCCGGATTATAATTATAAAACCAAGTATTTAGTTTATGATTTTGACTGGGCAGATAAATCATTTTATGATTACTTAGTTTCAAAATATGGTAAAAAAGTAGTAAGATCCCCTAGTTTTGGTAGTGGTCGATATAAATGCAAGTTATTTTATCCGTTGCCTTTTGAAATTAAATGTGAACGAGAAGAGTTCTGGCATCATTATGTCGAATCTCATAAATTGATCATTAGTGATTATCCTTATAAAAATGTTACATATAGAAGAGTTGTTAGTAAACAAGGCAGAATAAGATATTTAGTTGGTAAAATCAGTAATTTCGAAGAAAATTCAGAAAATGTTAAAAATGGTGATCTATATGAAGTTCATAGTCATATAGATTTCGATACGTCATATATTTCGAATCTATTTCAACTCACTTATGGGAAACCAGTAAAACCAGAAGAATCTTCGATTTATGATGATAACATCGGTATTTATGCTAATATTGGTGATGTTTTATCTCGAATGGGTTTAGATTATGTTTTATCTAAATATGTAAGGAAAACTGTATATCTCAAACATAATTTGAACTGGGACAATCATAAAATAATAACTCATGATGAAATTGATTGGAGCACATATTTCGATGATAGATCTAAAGCTTATAATTGTAATGAAAATCTTCCTTTTTCAATCAATCGTGTCTTAAAACAATTCAATTTACCAGCTAAATGTTATAAAAATGTACCACATACACGTGTTTTAGCTACTAAAAGCATAATGAGTGGTCATAGACACAATTATCTATGTGGTTTCGTAGATAGGTTAGCTATCAACATAATAGGTTACAACAATCTATTGAAACAAGAAAACATACCATTCGAATATACTGTAGCTCATCTTTATAAAGCAGCAAAATACTATGCGACTTATCGAGTAAATGATCCAATTTCATTCAAAAAAGACCATTCAGATGATTCGCTGTTCAGACTATGTTATGAAAAACTTGCTAGGGTTAAAAAACTTCAAACCGAATTAGATAATATAGAAGATTATTCTGTTTTAACTGAATATAGACCGAGATTTTCCAAAAAGAATCTTAGAATGCAGTTAAATATGCTAAATTCGGATTTTACTCGAGAAAAATTCATCAGTTTAGCTAAAAAATATACTATTTGGCGAGATAACACGATTAAAAGACAGTATTATTATTTCAAAAAAGAATACAATTTAATATCGAAACATAAACATCACCGGTCAAATCTTTCAGATTATCTTTTATCTCATAACATAAATCTTGATGTATTTTCTAATATGTCAAAGCTGAAACAACAATTTTTAATCAAAAAACTAAAAGTCAAAAGATCTTCGTTAATTCGTTCATTATCTTGTTTATACTGATTTTAATGGACATCAAGAATGCCTATTCATCGTTTTAAATATGAATTATTTCACTATATTTATTTTTAAATTGAGGTTAAAATATGGCCAGATTTTATTCAAATTGGTCCGAAGCTTATGATGAAATTAAGCGAGATCTTTCCGAAAATGGTATAACTATTAAGACTAAATCGATGCAAAATAAGATAATCGATGGTAATCCGATGTTTATTACTAAGGAAATCCAGAATTACTCCTATGTATTGCTAAATGCCAAATCTAATGAGATTACTAATGTTTCTCAACCTTGGGCAGATGCCGAATTTGAAGAAAGAATCAGTAAAAAAGATCTTAATCCAGGGGAAGCATATAAATTAAGAAATGATGTTTGGGAGGAATTCTTAGTAAATGGCAAGATGAGTTATACATATAACGGTAGATATAATCGTAATAATCAAATAGATAAATTGATTAAAGCATTCGAAAATGATCCTAATACGCGACAAGGTTGGTTATCTGTATGGGATCCGAATGAAGACCCTAATAAGTTGGGTGGTGTTGGTCGAGTACCCTGTACATTAGGTTATCATTTCCAGTATCGAAATGATAAATTGAACATGCATAATGTGATGCGAAGCTGTGATTTATATACTCATTTTTGTAATGATGTTTATCTGGGCATTAAATTATTGGAGTTTGTTGCTGCTGAACTTGGTTTCGAAGTTGGTAGTTATCAACAGACCATTTTCTCATTGCATACTTATCGTAAGAATTTCGATGAAAATATCTTTTAATAGGGTAAATCAAATATGAATATTGTTATTTTTGGACCCGATAATTCAGGTAAAACGACTTTAGCTAATCAAATTAAAGATTTGGGTTTTCAATATGTTAGATCTTTAGGAGCAGGTAAAACTTCACAAGAGTATCTCGATTATCTAGATATTACATTGAATAATGCTAAAAAAACCAAGTCTAATCTCATTTTCGATCGTTTTTCGGTAATAGAAGAGTCTGTAAATGGGCCGATATTAAGAAATGTAGATTTAATGGACACTAATTTTATCGATGTAAATAGATTTTTGTCTAGAATAGACTTATTTATCTTTTGTATGCCACCGAAATCGGTTATTACTAATTGGGGTGATCGAGAACAAATGGCAGGAATTAAAGAAAATATTGACAAATTGATCGATAAATATCTTGATTATAGTCATAAATTATATGAAAAAAAGATGAATATTATTCATTATGATTGGACATGTGATAAACAAGAAGAAGTTTTTGGTATTATAAAAGCAATAGATTTACTTAAAAGATATGGGGTGCTTTAATGAACGTTACAAGTGAAGAAACTAAAAATAAGATGGATATTAGTAAAGGTGTAGTTCAGGGAATTATTAATGCCCAAGACGCATTATTGGACAATTTCATTGCAATTCAAAATAATAATACTACGACTTCTATGCATTTACATCGTAATTTAGATTTGAATAAACCTGAAGATCAAGTCATTATTAAATGGTATGCTTATTGTATTATTGAAGAATTAGTAGAAATGATGATGGCTAAATCTAATGAATTGCATAGAAAAGAAGAATATTCTGATGCTTTAGCATTTGCTAGTGAATTGATAATTTCCTTAGGTTTTCAAGATAAATTCGATGATAAAGTATTCGAAAATTCATATTATCGAGAATTTAATGGTGAAAATGTAATGGAAAACATTTATTATCTTTGTTCTGGTTGTAATTGCTTAAAGTGTAAAGATTGGAAATCCGAACGAGTTTTAACTGATATCCCCACTTTCAATTCGAGAATTGTAAAATTTTATGAACATTTGCTCAATTTCGGTTTATTGATCTTCAAAGATGAGATTGAGTTGTTCGACTTTTATTCTAGAAAGAATTATGTTAATAAATTCAGACAACGGAGCAATTATTGATGAATGATCTATTTATTGACGATGATGTATTAACTGATGAAAATGCTCAGTTCGAACATGAACAAGACAAAGCTCATTTTTATAAATTACTAAAACTATATGGTTATGATGTAAACGATGTCGATTATTCTAGTCCTATTAATGTAGAGGATCCTGATAGTGGTTTAGCAAGATTGCCTAAATTTATGGCGAAACTGAAATTGGAAAATTTCGATGAGATTGACAAATTCAATTTCGTTTTATCTAAGATATCAGTAGAACAGGATATAAAAATGACCACTATTTGCTCATATTTAGTTGAAGATTTCGTTTCGGCAGATTTTTTAATGAAAAATATCTTACAGAAGTATAATTCATTCAAAATTAAGAGCGAAAATGCTGGAAAGCGCTGATTTAGGAAGACATCTTAAATGGGTAGAAAATAATCTGTGTAAAAAACCAGATTGTTTTTCTATACCAGAATGTCGTTTAACACCTAGAACATTGAGTCATCCTAAAGATTGGTCTAAATATAGTTATCTTTGTTCTGAGATAAATTCAGCTAGATTTGATTCCCGTATTCTAGATTATTTGATCGTGTATAACTATTTTCACAAAATTAAAATGAAAATTGGGGATTATAATACTTATAATAAACTGTTAAATATATCATATTTACATTTTTCGAGTATAAAATCAGATTTCTCGAAGATTAAATCGAACAAGGCTGGTATGTTTGAAGAACAGGATAAAAATCCATTAAAAACAGATTTATATTTACAAACCATACGTGAAAAACTAAGTCCTTTGTTTTTTTTGAAAGTGCTAAAAAATGTCAATGTACCGGAAATATATAAAACTAACAAAATGAGGAAGTATTTGAATTTTTCTGAATATTTCATAACGAAACACATCATTCTAGATGAATCGGATAAATTTTTATTCTAAATTTTGTTATAAGGCGATTTATTTACAAGGAGTAACACATTATGCCTATTTTTTCGAGTTATGATGCAAAAAAAGTTTTAGATAAGATTGAAGAACCAAGTCATAGTTCTTTATCAGATTTATTCAAATACACATATAATGCTGAAGGTAAAACGAAAGTTGTTCTTCGTTTCTTGCCACCTCCAGAGGGAGAAGATTTTCCGTTTGTTAAGCTTCGTAAACATTATGTAGGCAGCGGAATTAAAGGAGCACCATTTTTTGTTGGAAATTGTATTCAAGATAAGGGTAAATGTCCACTTTGTGAAAAGTATTTTGAACTCAAGAAAAAGGGCGAAGATATGTCCAAGCAACGTACTGTAATTGGCCCGGCTAAGAATGAATATATTGCTAATGTTTATATAGTTGAGAATCCTACTGCTCCTACTACTGAAGGTAAGGTTTTCCGTTATAAATTTACTGAAGCCACGATGAATGTTATAAAAGAAATTGCTAAGCCTCATGATGATGATGAAACTGATGAATTGGTAGAGGGAATCGATGTTTTCAGCCCGACTAATGGTGCAGATTTCATCTACAAATACGACAAGAGTCATAAAGGTGGAATAATCCCTAATAAGTTCAAGAGAAAGACTGGTCCTATTTCGGATAAGAATGGTGTCATTTTGACTGACGAACAACTAACAGTTATTGCTAAACAGATTAAACCATTGGCTAATCTTACTGAAAATCATGACACTTATGAATCACTTTGTAAGGGTTATACTGCTCGTATTCATCTTCCTATTGGACACATAGAAGAAAAGGATACACCTGAAAATATTGATAGTGCTGATACTAAGGGTACAGTTGCTACAGAAGCCGATATTCAGGATATGTTCAATTAAAAAGATCAAAAAACATATTCTAGACCAATGTTAAACATTGGTCTTTTTTGTGTAGAGAAAATCAACATTTTGATAGAAGTAATAATAAATATATTTAATTCTAAAATAATAAGGAAAGAGAAAAGAGGTTTATGACAATAAAAACAGTAATTAAAAGAGATGGTAGACGTAGAAAATTTAATCCGACTAAAATTGTAACTGCTATAAAGAATTCTTTGGTTGAGACTAATACTAAATTTACTGAGAATGAGTTAGATGAACTTACAGATGATGTTATTGAAAAAGCAGAACTTTCATCTAAAAACACATTAAAAGTTGAAGAAATTCAGGATATTGTAGAAAATGTTTTGATGGCTAAACATCAAGAAGCAGCAAAATCATTCATTTTATATCGCGAAGAACGTAATAGAGTTAGAACTACTAAATCCGAAATTGTTAAGACAATTAAAGAAATTACCGAATCCGATTTGAAAAGTTCTAACATTTTAAGAGATAATGCTAACGAAGCAGGAGCAACTCCAGCCGGTACTTATGGTAAAATCGCTAGTGAAACTAACAAAATGTATAATCTATTGAATGATATAGATCGTAAATATGCCGCCGAACATAAAGAGGGCAGAATCCATATTCACGATCTCAATTTTTATAATCTTTCATTCAATTGTCTGTTCGCTCCAGTAGGTAAACTACTCGAACATGGTTTCGACACTGGGACTGGATTTCTTAGATCTCCTAGTTCGATACAAACTGCCAGTGCACTTACAGCTGTAATTTTACAATTACAATCTAATCAACAGTTCGGCGGAATTGCTGATGACAATTTAGATTTCGATTTAGCTCCATTCGTAGATAAGTCATTTCATCACAATTTGAAAAAAGAATTTGATTCTTATGTCGAATATACTGGTGTTTACCAAGATTATACTAATGATTATTCACTTAACGAACCTATTGGCAGTTTATATCGCAAATTCAATGTGAAAATCGTTAATAATGCTATTAAGCAGACTAACCTAGACACTCATCAAGCTATGGAAGCTCTTATAGGTAACTTGAACTCATTACAATCACGTTCGGGCAATCAGGTTCCTTTTTCTAGTTTGAACTTCGGACTCGACACTTCGAATTGTGGTCGTATGGTTTCTATAAACTTGATTAAATCACAATACGAAGGACTAGGAGACGGCTTAACTGCTATATTCCCTATTTTGATCTTCAAATTGATGCGTGGTGTAAATAAAGACGAAATCGATCCAAATTATGATATTTATCTAGATGCTATTAAGTGTTTAGCTCGTAGATTTTATCCGAATTTTGTTAACTGCGATTCTACATTTAATAAACCTTACATAAAATATGATGAAAAAATCATTAAAGTTAATAAAAAAGATGATAATTATGAAGTAAGATACTTTAAGTTCGGGGATCTAGATTATACCATAGAACACTTGAAAAAACCTAAAAAGTTCGAAAATGCTTATTATTTAGATGGATCTATATTATATCAATTGGATTCTTTTGATAATGGTGAAATTCACATCAAAAAACTGATTCCAGGCACTACTATTGCTACTATGGGGTGCGCGGACGGAGAAGAAACTTTAAAAATTCGTGTAAACGGAAAATAATTCAATGAATATAGGTACATACTATTCACTTTCTGTAAGTCTGGCAATTTTTCCTGGATCAGACCTATATTTTATAAATAAAATTGAGAACCCGGAATACTCTTTTTATAAAGTAAAACTATATGAATTATAAACATATTTATGATGCTTTATGCCAAAAATCACAGATACGTTTTAATTATTTTTATTCACGTACCAGAAGTTTGAGAAATTTGAAAGGTATCATTTATAATGAGACCAATTTTAAATATCTAGAATTACATCATATTATACCAGTGTGTGATGGAGGTTCTAATTGTATAGAAAATTTAGTATTTTTTACTGCAAAAGAACATATTATTGCTCATCATTTGTTATACAAAGCAATTCCAACTAGGCAACATGCTCAAGCCTGGCATTATCAAGCACATTCTCCAAAAAGTGGTTATAAAATTAGAATTACACCAAAGGAATTTGAAGAATTACGAATTATAAATGCTAATAATTCTAGATTGATTGCAGCTAAATCGAATGAAACTATGAGAAGAACTGGGCAAAGGTTTGGTAAAGGAAATGCTATGTATGGAAGGAAATGGTATACAAATACTGTTATTAACATCACACTTAAAGAAACTGATGAAATACCAGAAGGCTTTGTACGTGGACGTACAGATGTAGTACAAAAAGATAAAAGGATGTCAACCAAAGGGTATTATTGGTATAATGATGGTATTAAAAATAAGATGTTTAAAACCGATAATGAAATACCAGAAAATTTCAAAAAAGGAATGCTTAGATGATAAAAATTAAATTTAAAGACATGTGGGATGAATTCAGCAAAAAATACAAGATTAATCGATATTCTGAAGTTTCAGAATACATAGATTTGGCACAATATAATGTTGAAGTTTTTGATAATGAATTACAAGATTTTGTTAAATGCAAAAAATTGATTAAAAATACTATGGTTAATAATTGGACAGAAGTTGAATTTTCAAATCGCATTATTCTAAGATTAACCGATGATCATCCGCTATATCTTGAACGTGGACGTACATATGTTAAAGATATAAGAATTGGTGATACAATTCGTTATCTCGATACTAGAGTTAAAGTTATTTCGGTAAGATACATAAATAGTGTGGCAGATTCTTATGATGTTGAAACTGAATCGGGTAGATTTGAATTGTCTGGTTTTAATTCGGGAAATTGCCGGACACGAGTAATCGGTAATATCAATGGTACAGAACAAACTACAGCTCGTGGTAATTTCGCTTTCCATACCATCAATTTACCAAGAATGGCAATAGAATCTTTTATAGCCGAAGATGATCAAGATAAACGAATTAAACTCTTCTTCGATAAACTAGATGAAATCTTATTAGATGTAAAACAATCATTATTAGATCGTTTCAACTTAATCTCAAACAAAACTTATGAATCTTATCCATTCACTATGCAACAAGGTTTATACCTCACAAGTGATGATAAAGTTCATAACGTAACTGATAAAATAGGCGAAGTTCTAAAACAATCTACTTTGAGCATAGGATATGTCGGACTATATGAAACTATCTTAGCCTTAACGGGCAAAACTTGGGGAAAAGACAAAGAAATCAAAGATCTAGGATTCAAAATAATCCAACACATCTTCGATTTTACTAAAAATTGTCAAAAAGAAACTCATTTGAACTGGAGCTGTTTCGCCACTCCTGCTGAAGCTACTGCTGGAAGATTCGCAAATATAGACAAAAATCTATTCCAAAATAACAAAAAACTGGCAAAATTGGATCTCTTCCAACTATTTGGCAAAGGCTATTACACAAACAGCCACATGCTACCATTCGACTTGAAAACTACTCTACCTAATAAACTAGATTGGGAAGCACCATTTCATGCTATAACTAATGCTGGGCATATATTCTATTACAAACTAGACGGAGATCTTTCTAAAAATCTAGAAGCTGTAAAATCTGTTATTGATGCTATGTACGAGGCTAACTTGGGATACTTTACATGTACCATGGATAGTGATACATGCATAAATAAGTTAGAAGATGGTACAACTTGTATGTTTCACGGAGTAATAGATAAGAAGTGTCCAAAGTGTGGATCGGAATTAGAGGATGATTTTATCCGAGTTCGAAGAATAACAGGATATTTAAGTGGCTCGCCTAGAAAGTCCATTACGAAATCTTGGAATGACGGTAAGTTAGCTGAGCTAAAGAATAGAGTGAACATTTAATCTTGAAATTCCTGTGTCATAAACACAGGAATTTTTGTATATTGATAATATGAGATGTGAGATTTGTGGACAAGAGTATAGTAAGTTAGGTGGATTAGTTAATCATGTCCAGCGTACACATCATGTGGATTACAAGAGTTATTATGATCAGTATATTGAGCCCGGTGTCAAACATGTATGTAAGTATTGTGGAAAAGCTTGTAGGTTTGAGCATGGTGGATATTTAAGTACATGTGGTGGAGATGTATGTGTCCGGAAGCAGCAGAGAGAGACCATGTTGTCCAAATATGGAGCAAGTAGAACTTCAATTGAAGCAATAAATAGACGTCATATTCGAAAGTATGGTAGTTTAGAGAAGTATTCTGAAGCTTTATCTTTAGCCGAAAGGGAGAAGAAGTTTCATTGCGAGATTTGTGGTTTAGGATATAGGAGTCAGAATAAGCTTTCACAGCATATTAAGAAAGAGCATAAAGATCTTAGTATTGTAGATTATTATGAACGATATGTAGATAGTTCGGATCATGCATGTCCGTATTGTGGAAAGAAACGGAAATTTATTCATTTTAAGTTTTTAGATACTTGTGGGTCAGAAGAATGTTTGAGTAAGTTACATTCAGATAATAATAGTATGAATGATCCAGAAAATAGAGAAAAGGTGTCTAAATCTTTGAAATCTATTAGTCCTGAGCGACGAAAAGAGATAAAATCTAGGATTGAAGCCACTAATTTGAATAAGTTTGGTTACAAACACGATTGGTCATCACCGGAAATTAGAGAAAAGTGTTATGATACTTGCAAAAAAAGATATGGTGATCGTTATTATCACAATGTTAAGAAAATGCAGGAAACTAATCTCCAAAGATATGGTGTTAGATCATATTCACAGACAGTTGAGTTTAACACAGCAAAGTGGCACAAGATTAAGTATGATGGGATAACATTTGATTCTAATTATGAGGTTAAGTTCTATAATTTGCTAAAATATATGGATATTGACTTCGAATATCATCCTAAGATTAAGTTTCCTTATGTATTCGAAGGAGAAACCCATTATTATTTTCCCGATTTTAAGATAGGTTCAAGGATAATAGACCTTAAAAACGATTATCTTTTAGGTTTGATGCAGAAAGAAAACACCATCGATTCGGCGAAATATCAATGTATGGTCGAAAATAAGGTAGATATAATTAACGGGAAAAACCCATTAAATATGATCAATTATTTATATGATCGAGATTTAGATATTGATAATTTAGTCCAGAAATGTATCGAATCTCCTTTTCCTGGTACTGCTAAATGGCCGAAAGAACACCCTATATGGTTTTGTTTTGTAAACGGATATAAATCACCATTAGAGGCTTGGAAAGATCCTAAATGTCTATTAAAAGCCGTTAAAAACATGGTTAAGATGTTAGATTCAGCATTAGAAACAGGAAAATATCCAAATTTTTGTATACGATATATCAAAGGTATATTATCAGATGATCTGAGTTTGATTCTCGATCGATTCACAATAGCTAAGATAGCACCTAAGGTTACAGCATTGAGAAAGAATGATCTTTTGAAAATGATATATCAATCGCAGATTGATATATCTAATGGTGCATATTGTCCTATGGCAGGATTCGGTGGTATAATAGATGGTGTAAGACAATGGTTTCAGGATCATGGTTTAGATAGCACAGGCAAAATAGAAGCTTATGATATAAATCAGAATTTTTGTGATTATTATCATTGGGTTAAAAGAGATGTTTTAGCTCAAATAGTAGAAACAGATAAAACTGTTATAGTTTGTCCACCTTTTGGTAAGAATTATGAACATTGGTCTGGAACACCAGATGAAATGAGCGATATAAGCTTCGAAAAATGGATTTATTTGATAAAAGAACACATAAAAGCTCCGAATTATATTATAATAGGACCAGAAAAAACTAATAAATCGGTAAAATGTAATCTGTTTTGTAAAAAGATAGGTGTTCAATTATGTAGAATAGTTGAGAAAATCAATTAAGTTTCTTATATTTTAATCTAAAAGAGGTTGAAATGGATACTAAATGCTTAATTCTTCCGAGATATCAAGAAACCGGCTCTTATGCTATCCAAGAGGAAACGGGATTCAAAGTAACAGAGAATTATCTCAATTTCTTTAAGTATATGGCCATTATGGGCTGGTCGGAGTACAAAACTACCGGTTTTTTGAATAAAACGATCGAAAAATACGCTAAGATTTACCGTGATGAAATGGTTAAATTTTATCGAAGTATTAATTATTCTCATTATGATGAAGCAGCTTTTGATGCTTTTTATTGCAAATTCAAGGGAAATATATTTGAAATCATAAGTGAAGCATATTTTCGGTATGCTCAATGTCAAAACTTGCCCGGTTATTCATTTGATCATTGGACCGGAATGAATCAATCTGAAGATGATGGTGTTGATGGTTATCTTCATTCTAATAGTAATCCTAAGCTTTTGATCGCAATTCAGTCTAAAGAAAGAGCTTATGATCAGATTAAGAAACATATTGTATATCATAAAGCGAACTCTGTTATTCGCGATGAAATGGAAGAAAAACTGCTACAAGGGAAGATAACCGACTGTGAATACCTGGATTGGTCTAAAAAATGCGATAAAAAGGTGGTTATTATCACAGATAGTACTGTTGATAAACATCTCATTGAAAAATATGGTAATAAGATGGCCATAATTGATAATAAGACCCTTTTGGATAATCTTGGTGCTAATAGAGCTCTCGGAAATAAACAATTTTGGGACAAAATTCTCGCCGATTTGATTGAGAAATCTAATTAAGTTTCTTATATTTATAGCATCAAAAAGGAATTATCAGATGCTCCAGAATATCAAACTTCGTGAAATCCAGAAACAAGCTCTTAAAACAGTCAAATATGTTGATGGTGATAAGGGCTTATTCGAATTAACCTGTGGCACAGGAAAAACTGTTATTCAAGCAGCAATTCTCGATAAAGTGGCCGAAAATCTGGAAAAAGATCATAGAAAAGGTTTATTTTTCGTTTCTTCTCATCGTTTGTCTTTGAATGAACAGCTTATTAGTGAATATGCAAAATATATTCCGGATTTTGAAAAGCGTTTTGTGATCAAAAATATGTGTTCTTTGAAGAATGAACACCAAAAATTCGATAAGGAATCTTTCGTCGAAGATTTCCGTAATAATAATCAAAAACATTATCTCATTGTTAGTTGCTGTCAATCTGAAAATGATGATCTTGACCAGGAACAGGGTTTCGTTAATACTCTGGAAAATATCGGTTTGAAAATCGATCTTATGATGCAGGATGAAGTTCATAAGAATACTTCGATTGAAATGATTAAAAAATATATTTCGGTTTCTAAACAATTTTATGGATTTTCTGCTACACCCGATGATGATCTGAGAACATTGCTAGGTTTGAAGATCAAAATGACTTATCCCGAAGCTATTAAAGCTGGTATTGTTCTCCCTTGTGTATGCAAGACTATTAATATCGGAAATCCTGAAAAAGTTAAAGGGGAAAAAGATGAACAATATCTCCGAACTGAAGCTACAGTAAATGCTTTTAATCATCTTAAAGCTAAATACTCGATTCCTTCTATGATTGTGTTCAATAGTTCGGTTGATAATGTTGCTAAGATCGGTTTTTATCTCAATGAGTTCAAAAATAAAGAAAAACTCGACAAAAATGTCAACATTTGTGAATTTGCTAGTGAAAAAGAAGGAATCACTAAAGGTTGCAAACTTAACGGCGAACTTATCGAACGTGATATTCTTCTTTCTCGTCTTCGTGATGAAAACGATCTGAAATATCAGCCCAAGATCATTCTCAATTGTCAGATGCTTAGTGAAGGTATTGATATCCCGAGTATCAACGGAGTGGTAATCTATTCTCATAAGTCAGATGCTTCACTTTATCAAGCTGTTATGCGTGGTTGCAGAAAGGATAAGGATAAGAAGGATTTTAACCTATATGTTCTGGCCGAAGAAGGATTGGAATCAGAACTGAAAATTTTCTTTACTAAACTCTTTAGACTCTGCGAAAATGGACTTGATTTTGGCAGCAAAACTGATATTGTTGATGGAACTATCAAGAAAGATCATAGTATTCAAGGTTATGAAATTACTATCGAATCGCCTATGCGTTATAAGAATTTCGGTACTTTTATTGAAGATATGAAGCTGAAATTCGAATGTGAAGCTTTCAAAAATCAATATCTCGAAGATCTTCGTGATGAAATCAAGGATCTTAAAAAATCAGATAAAGCTTTAGTTTATGCCAAAAATATATTTGAACGTGCTAAATATGGTGTAAGTTTTGAAGAACTCAATTCTTTGATTTTTGGTTGAGAAGCTTAATTAAGTTTCTTATATTTAGATCATCAAAGAGGCTATAATGGATCCGATTTCTACTAAAGCTTGGCTTAAAAATCTCGATTATAAAGATAAGAAGATCTTGGTTATCAATGATTATCAGTTGGCTATATTTTTAGCTATTAATAATACTGTTACTTATGTTACATCTCATCGAGATTCTTATGAGATGTTTAATTCTTATGTGATCGATAATCCTGCTTTTGGTAAGGATGATATTTCTATATTGGTTGATGATAAATATAGCAATCTGGATCTTACTATGCACTTCGATTATATCATCGGAAACCCTCCTTATGATAGACAATTA